TCTATGCATTGGGCAGAAAGCGATTAATGGCATACTACCCGTATAGAACGGTGGATGCTGACATGGTGCATTGGTGGCAAACAGGAAAGCCTTTGCCATTGGATGACAGCAACACAGCATGTCACAATGCCTGGGGAGCCTGGTGGAGCGGAACCACAAACAGTTATGACTGGTTGCCAATGACCAAGCATATGCAGCGTTGCAGAGCAATGAGAGAAGTGTTCATGAGTAGTTATAAAACACATCGTCACAGCAGAGCATTTCAACAGTATGAATCTCAGTCCATTGCAGCCTTTCATGCCATTGAACAATCCGGACTTCAGATTGACAGGTCAGTGTTTGAACAGCATTTCACTGTGACCAGATCTCCTAAGACATTCAGTGAATACAATCTGTATACTGCAACAGGTCGGCCATCCAACAAACATGGAGGAGTGAATTATGCTGCTCTGAACAAGGAGAATGGTTGTAGGAGCGCATTTGTGAGCAGACATCAGAGAGGCATGCTGTTGGAAATGGACTTTGATGCATTTCATGTGCGACTCATTGCCAGGATTCTGGGATATGACTTTCCTGAAGGATCTGTACATGAACATTTAGGCAAATACTATTTCGGTGACGATCTCACAGAAGAACAGTATGAACGTTCCAAGCAGATTACTTTCAGACTCCTGTATGGAAACATTGACAAAGAATTTCAAAGCATTCCATTCTTTGCAGCATGTCATGATTATGTGCAGACATTATGGAGAGAGTTCAAAGCCAATGGACAGGTTATGACTCCTATATTTGAACGGCCTCTGCATAAAGATGCTCTGCCAGATGACATGAATGCCAACAAGCTGTTCAACTACATGCTGCAGGCCACTGAGACAGAACACAACATAACGGTGATACACAGAATAATGGACACACTGCAAGGACATGACAGCAAGTTCATACTATATACATATGACAGCATGTTGTTTGATTATGCTCTCGCAGATGGTAAAGAGCTGATACTGAAGCTCAAAGATGTGATGTCAGAGCGAGGAGCCTTTCCTGTTAAAATCAAAGCAGGGGCAGATCTTCACACAATGCAGGACATGACTAAAAGAATTAACTAATATTTATACAAAAATCCTATGGACATTAAAGAAAAAGTCATACAGGAATGGTTCTTCCGTTTGCCTCGGGGCTATGCTGAACCACCATATAGCACTGAAGAACTTCGTATATTTCATGAAGTGTTGTCAGAGCATATCAAAGAGTCACCAGACATTTTGGATCAAGGTTTTCTGGAAGCTGAACCAGTAAAAGATCTGGAAGAAGAAATGCTTAATGTAGAAGAAGATATTGTGATTGATGAATCATCGGATGTGCTAATGGAGGGCTATACCAAGCAAGATCTGATTGCCGTTATCAAGGAAACGCCATTACCAGATAAACTCATTGCATATATTTCCAGATTGATTGATAGTGCAAATAGCCAGACCAGTGCTATACAAGGATTGGAAAAACGTAATTTTGATTCTGCTTCTTCAAAGGCAATGTTTGATAAAGCAGTTGAATTAGACAGTTACAAGCAATTGCAAGATCTAGTTACAGGTCAGGCACAGGGCATAGATTTTGATTCATTGGGTACAGAAGGTAATTTGAATTCTGCTATAAAGAAGATTGGGTTTTCCAATGAATATGCTGATTGGCTTTATAATTATCGACCCGCTCAAGGTGGTGTAAATGTGGGAGCTGGTGAGAACATGCTGCGTGTTATCCTGAAAGGTGGTCATGTTCCTGCTAAAGGAGATGTTGGAGCAGAGAATTTGGAAATAGAACTCAAAGCAACACAAACAAGCAAATCAGGTTTCAGAATGAGAGGTCAATCAGGATATGGATCTGGTTATGATGTTGGATTAGCAGTATTCGGAGAAATTGCAGATCTATACGGAGATGATTTACCAGAAGATTTTCCTGATGTGACAAAAGACAATAGCATACAGTTATATTACAAAAAAGGAAAAGAATCATTAGCAGATCGATTCTTCAAAGATCTGAAATCAAAAAACAAGATAACCAGAGACCGTATAGTTGACATTTATACAAATGCATTGAAAAACTTGTACAAAAATTATACAGGAGATATCAAAGATGTTGTTGAACCAAGTGTCAGAGGCGACGGATCAATTGATGTCAATGAATTGTTTCCTAGACTTGCAGCCCTCGAATTCAAATATTATGCTGACAGTGAACCATGGGATGTGTTTATGGTACTGAACTTTCAGAAGGATTATCTCATCATGAAGAAGGATGCATCATTAGACGAACTGGCTAAAATATTCAAAGACAATTTCAATATCGGTGCCCCGAATACCAAACCTAAAGCAACTAGTCAGGATTCAATGACTGCGGTACAGTTAAAGAAGAGATAACTGAAATTCTGAAGCATAGTTATCATATTTATTAAAAAAGGATGGGGTAGGTGAAAACACAACTACTATGTACATTTGCACATAGACGCAATCAGGACATCATCACAGAACATATCATTGCAACATATGACCTTAGTGAGAATCGTATGTTTCTGTTCTGTGATCAGGAGCGTCCAGATGATCTGTACATAACCTACAACATTGTGTTACCATCGCCTAGAAGATCTGCTAACACCATTTCCATTCACAGAAAGAAAGAGAGTAACACATTGTATAGCATTAATGCTCTCAACACAGTCATTAAAGAATGTAACAATGGTGTTCTGGACAAGAGTTTCATCATTCCATGGCAACTCTACAGAAACTCTCTGTTGTTAACGGATGGCGATCAACTCAGACAAATCAAATTGAAAATGCTCAAACGATTGGATGTTTAAGCATATTTATATTTGTAAAAAATAATTGAAAAATAACCATTAAAAGACTTGGATATTTGAATCTAAGCACTTATATTAAGAATTGATTAGTATTTTATTGTTTAACCAAAAAAGGAATTGAAAAATGGCAATTGATTTAGATGCGATTAAAAGGAAGCTTAATCAACTTCAAACGACAGGCAACCGCCGTCAAACATTATGGCGCCCAGAACCGGGCAAGCAGGTTATTCGAATTGTGCCTTATCAGCATGATCGAGCAAACCCATTCCAGGAACTTTATTTTCATTACAACTTAGGCAAGAAGAACTTTCTGTCTCCTACGACATTCGGCAAGGCTGATCCAGTTGTAGAGTTCACTGAGAAACTCAAAGCTTCAGGTAATTCAGATGAATGGAAACTTGGCAAAAAGATGGAACCAAAGATGCGTGTGTATGCACCAATCATCGTTCGAGGCCAAGAATCTGAAGGTGTGAAATTTTGGGGCTTTGGAAAAACTGTGTACACTGAACTTCTAGGATTCATTGCAGATCCAGATTATGGTGACATCACAGATCCAATGGGAGGACGTGACATTGTTGTTGAGTTTACTCCGGCAGAAGGCCCAGGATCATATCCTAAGACAGCTATCAGAGTGAAACCAAATGTTTCTCCAATGACTGAAGATCGAAATGTTGCTGAGCAGATTGCAAAGAATCAGCAGGCTCTCACAGAGATCTTCAAGGAACCAACATATGATGAACTCAAAGAAGCTTTGGAGACATGGTTGAATCCAGAAGAAGCATCATCTGATGCTAGTTCGGATGGAGTTCCTCCACCACCAAAAGAAGGTGAAGTGCCTTCAACGGTAAATCGTGTTGATGATGTGTCATCAGCATTTGATGAATTATTTAACGATTAATTAAGGAGGACTTATGAAGTCTAAAGTTGAGTTACAGGACTCTCTGGCTGGAGAACTCGCCAGTGCCATAAACAAGAAGTTTAAGAATACTGGCTACAAGACAGCTTACTTTCTTAACCAGGACACTGATTCGCCATCAGAAGTGCGAGGATGGATTCCAACAGGATCTGATATGTTGGATCTTGCAATCTCAAACAGAGAGAATGGAGGTTTCCCGGTCGGACGTATCACTGAGATAACGGGATTGGAGGCATCTGGTAAGTCTCTGTTAGCGGCTCATGCATTGGCTAGTACTCAGAAACAAGGAGGATTGGCAGTATATATTGATACTGAGAATGCAGTTAGCCGTGATTTTCTGGAAGCCATTGGTTTGGATCTTGAGAAGATGTTGTATGTGCCTTTGGATACCATTGAAGATGTTTTTGAAGCAATTGAAAGCATTGTGGAAGGTGTTCGAAAAAGCAGTAAAGACAGACTCGTTACCATTGTTGTTGATTCAGTGATGGGAGCATCCACTAAGATTGAGATGGCCAAAGAATTTGACAAGGATGGTTATGCCACTTCCAAGGCAATCATTCTGAGCAAAGGTATGCGTAAGATCACTAACATGATTGGTCGTGAAAAGATCTGTTTGTTATTCACAAATCAGCTCAGAACAAGACTTGGTGTTGCATTTGGTGATCCGTATACAACATCAGGTGGTAAGGCCATTCCATTCCACGCTTCAGTTCGATTACGTCTGAAATCAGTAGGACAGATCAAAATGAAGAAGGATGGTGTTGATCAGGTCATTGGTATCAAGACCAGAG